GTAGCCTTACTCCAATTCTTACTGTCTCCCATTAGTACCACCTTTCAACCATTTCGTCAGGATCACTCTCGCCTTTTAGCTCGGCTTGAATTACAGGAGCCGTATTTGCGTTACCTTTGGTTAAGTCGGCAGTATTGCGATCTACACTCTGTCTATGCACATCTTCTACTTTTAATTTATCGGCCTTGTTATTTACTATCTCTTGCTGCTGCTCTTGTTGCTGAACTTCACGCTCTTGCATTAGAGCTTGTTGATTATAGTAATTCTGCATTTGTGACATCTGTTGCATTTGCATAAGCATAGCTTGCTGTTGATATTGATATGCCTGCTGCTGTGCTCTTTGTTGTACTGCTGTCGCCTCTGATTGAGCTTCACGCTGTCCATAAGCACCAAAAGTCAAGATATTCTTTAATGTTGAACCTGAACCCATTTTTTAACTCCTAGTACCATTGCTCTTTAGCTTGTAAATCTTCATCATTTCCACCAAAGCCTTGTAAAGTTTTTTTGGCAGTTAAAGCTCCACTTGAATGTCCAGCTGTGAGATTTCCTGTATTACGTTTAACATCTGCACGTAAATAAGAATCAGCGCTTACATCTGCTTTCTGTTGAGCGTTGGTTACTTGTTGAGCAGTTGCCTGTTGCTCTTGTTGTGCCTTATTATAATCAGCTATCTGTTGTTGCCTTTCAGCTTCTTGCTGTACTTTACGCTCTTCATACTGCGTTTTCATTTCAGACATTTGCTTTTCAAAGTTGGCTTGCTGCTCTTGCATTTGCTGCTGAATTTTTTGAGTACGTAAAGTGTTCAGATTGCTACTAACATTTGCGTAAACAGTAGGGTGTCCGATTTGTGCTAACACTTGATCTGCCATTGACGAATTGCCTAATACTTCCCAAGTTTGAGCTATCATTGCTAGGTTCTCATCTTGTTCAATGTTGTAACTAGGCTCTTTTGCTCCACTTCCCATTTCTTAAAGCTCCCTAAAATAATTTATATAAACAGGTCTAAAAGTTGATTGATGTTTTAAGGCGTTATCTAAACGTGATCCATAAGGAGCTGACAAGTAAATGCCTTTAGCACCATAGCTTTTTGCCCTACTAAAAACTGTATCAAGTATCTTTTTACCCCAGCCTTTGTTTCTTAAACTCGGAGTTACATAGATACTTGCAATATCAGCGATTAAATCAGGACAATTGCCATTCACATACAACTCATAAACACAAACACCTTGACACTTATCATCATCAATAAGTAAATAAAATTTTAGATTTTGTGTTTTTGCTTTAGTGTAAAATGCTTGCTTTACACGTGGGATAAAAGATTGAGCTACATCTTTTACAAGAGGATTGTTTCCTGTGTTAGCGTATTCAAGTATGATGTTATCAATGTTTGGAAAATTAAAAAATTCATCTATAGTAACTTCTGCTACGTATGTCATTCTCAAATCGCTCCCAAGGTGTACTCTTTCTTACAAATTCAAAGCTATCAAACTGATTAAAGCCGTTGTCTGTATTCATATCTTCAATGACGTCATCAGCAAATGTAAGACATAAGGCATCTGCAAGATCAGGTGATTTACCTAAGCGATCTCTAATCTGTTTCTTACTCTCTAACACTTTTTGATTTTTATCGTTGTAATCAAAAGTAGGCATTGCCAACTCTGAAATCAAGTTAGGATTATCAGGAATACAACCACCCTTGCCTATCCAATCAGCCATTTTGCACCACATCTCTGTGCGTTTATTTGTATATTGTCCGTCTAAAGATTTGTGGCCAAAGTTAATATCATTCGCCCATATACCCCAATTAGACAGTACATCAACAACACCACCACCTACACCTGTGCCGTCAATATAAATACTTGCTGGCTTCCTTTCTACAACCTTTTGTCTGATAACATTAGCTAGTGACACAACATCATAGCCTTTAAGCACAATAGGCTCTTCACAAAGCAAACCACGTCTAAAACAGATAACACTGTCATCAGCTCCAAAGCGTGCAACATCTACACCCATAATCAGTTTGTTACGTGAGATCAATTCAGGATCAACCTTTCTCTTTCCAGCTTCCTGTGCGTCAAAAAGTGAGATTAACTGATTAGCAGCATTAGCGTTAAAGTCGCATAACATCTCACGCTTAAACACTTCCTCTGGAACAGAACAGCGATACTCTTCAATATCGTCTGCATTTAAGGCGTCAGTTTCATAACAGGTAAATCTTAGTGATACCCAAGTTTTCTCAAAAGCTGGCTGTAAACCACGATCAAACAATTCTGAAAATAGATTGATACCTTTAGGAGTGCCAATAAAAAGTGCCCAACCTTGACTGTCCATTAGTGCTGGATAGACAATTTCAAGCCATAACTCTTTTGGCATTTGTGCGACCTCATCAATGATCGCACCTGCTAATTTTGAACCACGCAAACTATCAGGGTTGTCAGCACCAAATAAACGAATTTCAGAGCCGTTATGCAAAAACTTAACAATCAGCTCACTTTCTCTATATTCAACAACTTGAATTTTCTTGCCTTGAACGGTCTGCACTCTAAACTGTTCACAAGCGTCTTTAAGAGCTTTCCACGCAATCAGTTTAGCTTGCTTTAATTCAGGTGCAATATAAGCATACAAGCCTGTCTTTTGCAAAGCAGCTAAAACCACTTCACCGATTGACAAGGTTGTCTTTCCTGCACGTCTGTGAACAGCTAATACGGTAAAGCGTTTTTGTTTTTTAATACACTCTACCTGCCATTTTCTAGGCTTGAAATCATAGTTAATGGAAATGTTAGACATTGAGCTTTATTCCTGTCTGAACTACTATGTTAATGCCACCTTCTGCAACATCTTGTTTTTGTGGCTGATAATCAGGGTTAAGACATTTGCCAGCATACAGAGTTGTAGTGGCATAGAGTTTAGCTGCATTTACATCAACCATTGATAACTGCTTGCCTTCTTGAATCATATTCCAAGGCGCACTCGCAATATCAATAGCTTTCTGTACAAGCATTTCACCACGTCTTCTTTTAGCTGCCTGATAACGCTCTGCATATTTATCAGATTTAAGAGCCTCATAAAGAGCGTGACTAGAAACATCAAAGGCATCAGCTATTGTGTAGAGATCCATTGTCTGATCTTTTTCGTACCTTCTTAAAATACGTTCAAGATCTGCTTCATCAATCTTTTGAAGGCTAGTCCCTTTTGTGCCTTCGTATTTTGTTGCAAGAGCCTTTACCTCTTCATCTTCCGATAAATCTACGTGATGAGCATAACGCTTGCCCTTGCCCTTTCGTACAACAACTTCACCCTCTACGGCCATAAGCTACACTCCACAGAATAAACTTACTTCCCTTGCCCTTCTGGCCACTAAGCCTGCATTACGTTTACCCCCTGCAATAACCCAACGACCAAATTCTTTTATGGTGCGTTCTCTGTTATGACACTTAACACCGTAATTCCAAAGGCAACTATTACGTAAAGCTCGGCAGCCAAGATTAAAAGCAAAATCAACCAATGCATCAAACTCACACTGTTTAAGTTGAACATTATCTCTTTGGCATAAGTCATTAACGCACTCTTCAAAATCAGATAAACTTTCTTTAAATGCACATTCAGCCTCAATGTCTGTCAATGTTGTGCTCTCGTTTACCTTTGTAACAACATCATTTAGCTTAATGTAAGTTAAGCCGTAATATATAGTCCACACTCCGACACAATCTTGATAAGCGTGCCAAACCCCATACTTGTGAGAGTTAGGCTCTGTACCTTCGTTCTGCTTTATAAATGCAATTCCTGCTTTACTTAGTTGCATTGTCTTTTTTACCTTCCAAACCTGCGAACTTCTTGAATAAGGCTAACCCTAATTCAATGATGTAACTTGTACCTAGTGAACCTACAAAGGTGCCTATGGCAATCGTATAAACTAAAGAGCAGTGATAGTATTCGTGTATTCCCAACGCAATGCCTGATGTTAAACAAGTGCAGGTAATGGCATCTGCTAAAGCCTTAAAGAAGCCCTGCATTGTAAATAAACTGTTACTCTTTAATGAACGTGCAAGCGAGCTAAGAATGGTAGCTCCAATTCCTGCAATAAAATAGCTGGTTTCAGGTGTTGGAAATTTCATATCGCACAAATAAAAAAAAGCCCAAGTCAGATCCTTTTACAGATCTAAAATGGGCAACTAAATTAACTAACTAAATAAAGACGTTACCCCTAAATACAGGTAACACTTATAGTATAGCTATTTTGTTTTAACTTTTAAACAAATTACTGAAATTATCTCCTGCACACTCACAAATAAAATCAGACCATACCTGCAAAGCGTAAAGGCGATCTTCAATATATTCTCCTCTGTGATATGCCTGTACAACTTGTGAGCCGACAACGTGACCTAAGCACATTTCAATAATACTTTCTTTGATTTCAGGCTGCACCTGTAACCATTGACGGCCACAACTTCTAATGCCGTGCACTCTTAACTTATCAGCATAACCAATACGCTTAAACATCTTGTTGATAGTATTCTCACTAACAATTCCATCTTCTGCCGTTCCTGTGAATAGATAAGGATTATGTTTCTCAATGTGATGTTCAGTCATATAATCAACAATCATTCTTGCCTGCTTTGTCAGAGGCACAGTAAATTTGTCTTTTGTCTTTGTCTTTACAGTAAACAAATTGTTATGTAAATCTATTACGTCTATTCTTAACTTTCTTAACTCCACACTTCTAAGCAAGGTAAAGAAATACATATACACTAACATTTGATATGTCTTATCTTCTCCTGCCATATCATTAAACAAGCCTATTAAATCTTCTTTCATTGTAGTATCAGAAAAAGTTTTGATATGCTCATACTTAGGCGTTGGTAAATACTTAGTAATCTTTGCAACTGAATTGTATTGTAAAAGCTCTTTGAACACAGCGTAATCAACAATGGCTCTAATCATCTGTGCCAGCTTTTGAGCAGTAGCATAACCCTTCTCTTTGATTAAAGGGTTAAGTAAATTCATTACTGATTCAGGATTGATAAGTTTTATATCCACTTTATCCAATGAATGAAGGTGTGCGTTCCAGGCACTAGCGTACTTCTCAATTGTATGAGCTTTAAGTTCTACATCTTTTAATGCCCTATATTCTCTCCATAGTTCACCAAAAGTGACGATCTTTTCCTTACCCATATCCTTATTTGTTGGATCAATTCCTTCTGCAATATTACCAATGTATTCAAGATACATCTTTCTAGCCTCAATCAATTTTGTCTTAGGATACCTACCTAAAACCCAATCGTGACGCTTACCGTTAATTACCTTCATACATCTAAAAGATATATCGTTAAAGCCTTTAGCTCTAGTTCTGATCATAACGGTCATACCTGTTATGTCTGTGGTTTGCATATCCTTATCTAATGCAGTTGTATATAAGGAATTTAACATCTTATCAGTATAGTTAGTTCTCATATAGTAAACCCTCTCTTTGGTTCGGTTTAAAGATTTTTTGGTTTGTTTCTCTTTTATATTTTAATTATAGCAAATGGTTGTAGTTTTGGTTGTATTTTATTTAAAAAAGTTTTTTAATAGTTGAAAAAGTTTTGAAAAAAGTTAAGAAATAACAATGCGTGCACAATAAAACAGGGGGATAATGGTGCTGATACCGAGAATCTAACAATCCCTTTCTGACTATGTTTTACAGCAAAACATTTAGCTTTGGTTGTTGTTTGGTTGTCTTTTTATATTAAGCTCTCAAAAGAGGAATGTTATTAGCCTTGAAGTATTTATTAAGGTCGCTTTGTCTGTAAAACTTTCTGCCGTTTTCTGAAAACTTAATAAATGGTACCTTGTCAAAATCGGTCATTGAGAAATAATCTAACAGCTTATGAATAGGCAGGCATAAATGATTTTTGATTTGTACTAAAGGAATGAGCTGCTTTCCTTCACATACATTAGCAAAAAAATCTTTAAATTGTTTTTGTTCAATGTAAGGTTGTGAGTTCTGAATATGAACATCAAGAAAGTTAAGTTTACCTTGTTTGTACAGTTTAGATAAGTAATATGTTTTTCCAAAGCAAACTTTACTTACATATTGAAGGTGTACGTGTTCAGATAGGAATTTGCACTCTTGCTCTGCTCTTTTATAAATTTCTTCTGCATTGAAATAAGGGTGATGATCAGGTGTATATTGTAGTGACGGATAGTTAAATCTCTTATTTTTAGAGCGTAAAAACATAGCTGAATAGCTTATCTTAAACAGCTTACTTGCTTCACTTACTGATATTTGATCATCACTCATTGATAATACCCTAAAATTATAAAGAATACAGTCACAACAAAAATGCTTTGGATAAATCTTATAATCATTTTATTTAGATAGCTCTTGTTCTATAAAATACTTTAATTCTTCAAGGGCACAGTCAACACCTTGTATCTTTTTGTGATAAAAACGGAGCTTGCTTTCATCTTTTGTCATTTCAACCTTTTCAGTTAATTGACTTTTAAGATTTTGAAAGCAAAACTCCATTGCCTTAAAATAAGCCATCACGCTTGAAATGTACTCATCTTTCAAGGGTTGATAATCTCTCTTACAACTTCAAGATCGTGAACGGTGTATGTTGGATCTTTGCCGTTACTTCTCTTTGGTTCTGGTATTGGCAGGTTATACTCCGACCATAACTTTTTAAGCTGATAACGACTAATCCCCAGCGCATTACAAAATCTTGAAATATTGTAAGAGCAACCTTCTAAAGAACGAATTATCATTGACACGTGTTCATCTATGCTTTCTAACTTTGCTAGAATTGTTTTGTTGTCTTTAATTATTCTTTTCATAGATCGCTCTTCACTTAATTACTAGAAAGGTAAATCCTCTTCATCAGCTGAAATACCTGTAGTTGCAATAGGCTCTACTTCCTTTGTGACTTTTTTCTTAGGAGCAGGCTTTGGTTTATCTTCAACAACTTCTGCTTCTGCCACCTCTTCACCTACAAACTCCTTGTACAGCTTCGTGAACTCCTTATAAGTTTCACGTGCATTAAACATAGATTCATCGTTCATCTGCATTTCAAGGGCTGATCTGCCGTCTTCATTAAAGATAGCGTACTTTAGAACAGGGTAAAAAGCGTTATTCTTGCCAGCTCTTTCACCTATCTTTGCAACACAAATTTTTAATTTAGTGCCACAGATGTGAGGATAGACCTCTCTCTGCTCCCAAGATGTGGCGTATGAGTAACACTTCTCAATCTCTTCAACGCCTTTCTGCTGACCTGCGATGTAAAGGAAATCTTGAATAGCTACAGGATTATTGCCCCACTCACTCCATACACCTGCAATACACTGACGTCTTGCACCCCAAAGAGTTACAGGGATATAGGTCTGATCTTCATCTCGTAAACAGATTAAGTTAATGGTTTCTGACTCAATCATTGAATCAGCATTATTCTTATCTGCAAAACGTTTGTAAGTAGAGTAAGCATAGATAACAGTTACGTTATGGAACTGACCTTTGTACTCGCCTTCGTACTCCTGATACTTCTCGTAATAGTTTGATACCTCGGCATCATCGGTTACTCTTTCAGGGCGTTTCCAATCTTTCTGATAGTGCATTTTATTATTCCTTGTTGATAAAGTTATTTGTTAATTCTTTTCCAAGCTGAATGATGTCAGGATCTTTCTGTAAATCATCAGGCGCATTTTTAAAAATACGTACAAGCTCTTGCCTTGATACAGCTCTCTTCATATCTGCGATCAGCTCATCTTTAGCTACAGATGATACTTCCTGCTTTTGTGCTTTGACGGCAGCACCTTCCAATACGGCCTCTGCCTCTTCAACATCATAAGCACCCCAACCATAAGCGTTACTTGCTGCAATAGTTAAGGCTCTACCTTCTAACATTCTTTTGGCTCTTGTCTTCCAAGTAGGCTTTGTGATGTCAAACTCTTCATCAAAGTAAGCTGTACCCTCAAACTTTGCGATAGTACCGTCAGGGCGTTGCTTACTGATAATGCACTTAACAGCAGGATAGTAAGATACGTGTACTATCTCTGTGCCTTTCTTTGTTGTAAGTTTCTTATCTAAAACTGAAAGCTCACCGATATTCTCAAATGAGATTCCAGCATAGTCAGGTTGTGAATGTAAAGCCTGCTGCCAGCCTTTCTTTGTCACACCACATACCAGCTTGTTATTCTTATCCTTATAGCCCCATATACCGCCAAGCATTACATCTAAGTGCATTGAGCTTGCAAGCCTTGCTATCTGTAATACGTCAGAAATGTTTACGGTCACATTATCTGCTTCTGGTAAAGCAATCTGATTAACAATCTGATTAACTAACACACGGTCATCATAAGCCGTCTGCATAAGGCTTTGGCACTGTTTAACAACTTGTAAATCGTTGTCGCTAATTACTAACTCATTCGCCATTTTAAATTTCCTTGCTAATAGTGAGCTTTGACTTGATAGGTACAGAGCGATAGAACTCTTTGTACTGTTCAGGATATTTATTACTCAATCCTTTTGAATCTAAAGTAAGACGTTCCTGTTCAGTCAGCTTTGCAACTACAGAGCCGTCACTCTTAATGACTTGATGATGTTCACCCATAATGGCTCTAATCTGTTCATCTAAAGCCTTCTGCTGCTTCTCTGCATCTAACTTCTGCTTTGAATACAGCTTGTACTGCTTGCAAAGGTCAAGGAAGGAGTCATCGCCATAAGCCACGTCAGGAGCTTCATCTACACTTTCAAGCTCTTCTACAACTTCATTTTCATAAGGCACTTGTGGGATAACGTGATTAAATAAGAAGTCAATCTCTGCTTCTTTTATCTGTTCAATCACTTCATCATTTCTGTGGA